TGAAGGCTATTGGCGCAATGCCGCTGGCCACCTCGTTCCTGACGCTCAGGTGAGCGCCCACGACAAGCTGCGCGATGGCGTGGCCCGCAACCTTGTTGGCCGTGCCTTGGCGGCCCATGCCGAGCTGGCTGCCCTGAAGAAGCTGGCGCTGGAAGGCATTGCCGAGCTGGTGAGCATCAGCGCCGCCAAGTACGAAGTGCAGATGGGCGGCGAGAAGGGCAACGTGCAGATCACTACCTACGACGGTGAGTACAAAGTGATCCGCGCCTACGCCGACCGCATCACTTTCACCGAGGAGATCGAGGCCGCCAAGGAACTGATCAACAGCTGCATCCGCCGCTGGTCGAAAGGCGCTGATCAGAACATCTGCGCCCTGATCGACCGGGCCTTCCGGACCGACAGCAAAGGCCAGATCAAGACGACTGCCGTGCTCGAGCTGCTGCGCCTGGAGATCGACGATGTGGAGTGGCAAACCGCCATGCAGGCCATCCGCGACAGCATCCAGGCGGCCGGCACGGCGATCTACGTGCGGTTCTACAAGCGTGTGGGCATCGCCGGCCAATGGCAGGCGATTCCTCTCGACCTAGCCGCAGTGTAGGAGGCGATATGGATATGACCTGGAAAACCGTCCCCCAGACGCTCACCCCGACCATGCGTAAGGCTGCAGCTGCAGCCGCCCGCGATTACTTCGCCGAAACCGGCGGCAACAGCATCGACGTGATCTGGACTGCCGCGCTGGCATCCGCACCTCGTCCGGTCGTCCGTCACGAGCTCGAAGTAATTGTCACCGACCGCAACAACACCTACTGGGCTCAGTCGGCAGTGGGTGTGTCGGCAGAGCAAGCCGGCCTTCAGGGCAAGGTCGCATCCTGCACGGCAGGCTCTTCCCAGGCCGTTCGGGCCCTCCTCGAAAAATCCGAATGGCCACTCGATGTGAAAGCGGCAGAGATCGTGGCCATGCTGCCCGATGCCGACGACCGCCACGGTGTGTCGCGCTTCAACGTTGTGGTCTGGGAAAGGGGCGAGTGATGGCCCAGCCGACCCACCTCAAGCTGGCCATCCTCAATCGAGGAAAAGTGCTTGTTGTCGATGAGCCGGTACCGAATCAGCCCGGCGCCATCGACTCCCTGAGCAAGATCCTGGCAGCACTGCATGCAGGCACTCGCCGGGCACTGCATTTCCAGCTTCGCGACCCCGCCGATGGTCGGGCGGTAATGGTGCTGGAGCACGGCGCCACGAGCTTCCAAGTCATGAAGGGGAGGTCCTGACCGTGTTCATCGACTCAATTACCGTGGCGCTGGTATCCCACCGCGAAACAGACGATCACGCCGTAGCTATCGAGTGCTTTACCGATGGAGCTCTCGTCTTTTCTTCGGTAATGAGCCCAGCGGTTGCCCGCGACGTTGCCGCCGATCTGATCCAGTTTGCAGCCGACTGCGACGCGGCTGTTGCCGGTGCCGCCGCTGTCGCCACGGCTGCCATTTGCTCTGCAAAGGAGGGCTGACCATGGCTATCCAAGAAAAGAACGCCCGCGCTGCCAAGATCCGGATGATCCAGGTAGCCAAGCGCCAGCTCGGGCTGGACGAGGACACCTACCGGGCAGCCATTGCCCTGGCGGTTCCCGGCAAAACGAGCAGTTCGGACTGCACGGTGGGCCAGCTCGACCGGATCATCGACCACTTGAAGAAGAAGGGCTTCAAGCCGAAGAAGCCGGCCGGGGCGCCACCGCGGCCCGAGCGGCGCACGCTGGATACGTCGCCCGAGGCCAGCAAGGCGCGGGCATTGTGGCTGCTGCTGGATGAGATTGGGGAGGTGTTCGATCCGTCCGAGGCGGGACTCAATGCCTTCGTGCGCCGACAGGTTGGTGTCGATGACCTGCACTGGGTGAAGAACATGGAGCCGGTGATTGAGGGCTTGAAGGCTTGGGCAGCCCGAAAGTTGCCGGTGGCCCTGCAGGGCAAGCTCGACGGCTTGAAGGCGGCGGGTTTGATGCTGCCGGGGGCATCGGTAGCACGCGTGCTTGAGCGTGTGGCCCCAACCTTGCGGCCGGATAGCTTCGATGCCTTGTGGGCTGGCTGGGAGCATCTGAAGACGCTTGATTCGGTACGGGCGGCGCAATGAGCAGCTTGCCGCCCCGCATTCGCGAGCTGGTCGGACTTGTGGGCATCGAAGCGGTGATGCAGCTGCTCGATGCCCGCTTGTTCGGGCGGGAGTGGCGGGTGTCCGGCGGGCACGACTCTGAGTTTTATCGGGCCTGGTCAGACGTGATTGGCGAGGGCCTTACTGACTTGATCGTGAAGGCCTGGAATGGCCGCGACGCCCTGTACTTGGCCAACTGTGCCGGCCTGCTGCGCGCCGAACGGCACCGGGCCTTGATCGAACGCTTTGATGCACTGGTCGCCGAGGGAATGACAAGCCGCGCTGCCATTCTGACGATGTGCCGAGAGACGGGCATTTCGGATCGCTGGCTGCGGGAGGTGATCAATCGGCCTACGCCACCCCCTAGTCCAGAAGACCAGCAGATGATGCTGGACCTGTTCAGTTCCTCCGACTGACGCCCCGCCCCCGAGCGGGGCGTTTTGCTTTCTGGGACGGGCATCCAAACCCATCCGGCCCCACCCCAGCGCGACCATGGGGGCATGGAATCGCCCCTCATTACCTCCCCCCGCGGCCTTGCGCTGATCCGCTCGTTCGAGAATTTCGCGCCCAAGGCGTACCGGTGCCCAGCCGGGAAATGGACGATTGGCTACGGCCACGTGATCCGTGCCAACGAAGCCTGGCTGATGACGGCGACGCTGACGCAAGCCCAGGCGGAGCAGCTGCTGCGGGACGATCTCCGGCCCGTCGAGACCTACCTCTCCAGGGTGTTACCCGACTGGGCTCGCACCCACCACTTCGATGCGCTGGCATCGCTCGTCTTCAACATTGGCGCTACGGCCTTCGACGGATCAACCCTGCTCGCGCGGCTGAAATCCGGCAACCGGACGGCTGCCCAGGCCGAGTTTGTGAAGTGGGTTTTCGCCGCTGGAAAGCGCCTGCGCGGCCTGGAAATCCGGCGGGCCTGCGAGCAGCTGATGTTTGCCGGCTGCACCGACAACACCATCGAAACCGAGAGGCGGCGCCTCTCCCTCATCAAATAAGGAGCCGGCGATGCTGCGTTTCTCCATCGGATTGGCTTGCCATGAGCCAACCGACCCACCGGTGCAGATGGATGCGTTTTACGTGGAGGGCGGCGGTGCCCTACAGGCGCATCCATTCCGCTCGCACGAACTGCCCACCCGTGAGCCCCTGCACCTGCTGATCCATACGCGCCTGGCCTATGTAGTGCGGCGCGGCGAGCGGGAATCGGTGCGGGTGACGGTAAGCAATGACGAGCCGGCCTCGGGGTCGGCCATAGAGCTGATGTCGATCTGCATTGCCGACGATGGTGAGGCCTTCGAGATGGACCGCTACATCGTGCAGCCGGGCGCCGAGACCGAGATTCGGATGATTCATGTGTCGGACCTGCGTATTCGCGAAATCCCGTGGAGCCTTGGCCATGAATCGTAAGCCCTGGTGGAAGAGCCGAATGCTGCAGGTGAATGCCCTGGCAGCCGGTCTGGTCGCCCTCGAGGCCGGGACGGGGCTGCTGCAGCCGGTGTTGCCGGTCAATTTCTATACGGCTGTCGCTGTCGCGCTGCCCGTCATCAATGCAGTGCTGCGGGTGGTGACCACCCAGGCCCTGACGCGGAGGGGGGTGTGATGTGTTTTACAGCTGGAAGGCGCTTTGGCTCGCTGTTCTTGTTGTCTGCATTGGCCTGGTCGGATGGGGTCTGGTGGAGCGTAGCTACAAGAACGGTCAGCGCGACGGTGCCCTTGCACAGGCTCAACTGGCGGACGCCGGCACTGCGCGACTACGTGCACAGGCTGAAGCTCAATCCGACCGCGACCGCGCGGCTGCGCGGGCCGATGCTGCAGCGCGCCTCGACCAATTGAGACGACAACCGATCCAGGACGATCAATGACCAACTTTGCCGACCGCGCCGCCGAGCGCGAACTTGAAATCAACAGTGACGCCCTCGAGGAGCAGCACCGCCACGACCCGACGGTGGGCAAGACGGTGGCTGATAGCGCCCTGGTGTGCGACGGCTGCGGTGAGGCGATCAGCGAAGGGCGGCGGCGAGCTGTTCCGGGCGTAACCCTGTGCTTCGATTGCCAGGATGAAGCGGCTTGGCTCGAGGCTGCGGCGCGTCGCAATGGGCGGATGGCGCCGTGATGCACGTTCAACTTGAGATCTGGCAACTGATCCTCTTACTGATCGCTTTCTTCGGTTGCGTCGCGGGGTTTGGAAAGCTGCTTCTGGCTCAGTTCGAGCGCCGGCTCGACGATCGCTTTACGGCGCAGGAAGAAAAGCGCTCCGAGTCCCAGAAGCATTGGGACGAGAAGTTCACCAGCCTGGAGAGCTCGGCCAAGGACGAAGCGAAGGAGTGGATCCGCATCGAGCGGGACTTGTTCAAGTTGAAAGCGGACCTGCCTGTCTTGTATGTGCGGCGGGAGGACTACATCCGCAATCAGTCGGTGCTCGAAGCCAAGCTCGATGCCTTGGCCGTCGGCATTGGGGAGATTCAGAAAAAGGGGAATGGCAATGACTGACCAGGTCAAGATTCGACGCGAGGGGATGCGCTGGAACATCCTCAACACACTGGACAAGGCGCGTCCCTACACCACCAACGAATCCTTCCTGGTGGATGTGATGCGCAGCATCTACATGGACACCACGCCAGCAGAGGTTCGCCGAGAGCTCGACTACCTGGCTGACCGCAACCTGATCGATCTGAAGAAGGAGCCCTCGGGCACGTGGTTCGCCGACATCGGACGGTATGGCGTCGACGTCGTGGAATACACGGTCGAGTGCGAGCCGGGTATCGGCCGTCCGGCGAAGTACTGGGCCGGCTGACATGGCCCCCCGCGCGAAGATCGAAACCCTGCCCGAGGATGTTCGGCGCTGGCTGGAAAGGGCCCTGACGGACAGCGGGTTTTCCGGTTACGAGGCGCTCGAGGACATGCTCAGGGGTAAGGGCTACCACATCAGCAAAAGCGCAATCCACCGGTACGGACAGAAGATTGAGCGACGGTTTGCAGCGATCAAGGCCAGCACCGAGGCCGCCCGCATGCTCACAGAAGGTGCTGCTGACGATCAGGACGCACGCTCGGAAGCCGTGATCGCGCTGGTGCAGACCGAGATTTTCGACACCATCATCGACATGCAGGAAGCGTCCGAAGAGGAGATGTCGAAAGAGGACCGGCTCGGTGTCCTGAGTGCGGCAGCGAAGAACATCGCAACGCTGACCCGTGCATCGGTGACGCTGAAGCGCTTTCAGTCCGAAGTGCGGACCAAGATCAAGGCTGCGTCCGAAAAGGTTGAAGACCTGGCCAAGGCGGGTGGAATGACGCCGGCGCTGATCGACTCGATCAAGCGCGAGATCCTGGGCATCGCCTGATGACTCTGCTCCAGCAATCTCCCGGCGCTGTCCTACTGAAGTATCAGCAGGACTGGATTGCCGACCAGGCGGAAGTTGCGGTGTGGGAGAAGTCGCGACGAATCGGTGCCAGCTGGACGGATGCAGCCGACTCCGTTCTCACGGCGGGTGCCGAGGGCGGTATGGATGTGCTCTACATCGGCTACTCCGAGGACATGACCCGGGAGTACATCGACGACTGCGCGATGTGGGCGAAAGCCTTCAGTCGGGCGGCCGGCGCGATGCAGGAGTGCATGTTCGACGATATCGGGCCGGAGGGGGATGTCCGCCAGATCAAGGCGTTCCGGATCGACTTCGCCTCTGGGCTGAAGATCCTGGCGCTGTCGAGCCGGCCGCGCTCCATTCGGGGCAAGCAGGGCAAGGTGACGATCGACGAGGCAGCATTCCACGATGATCTGCCGGGCTTGCTGAAGGCGGCGCTGGCGCTGCTGATCTGGGGCGGACGAGTGCGCCTGCT